GAACAACCGCATCAAAGCGGAAGTGGAAGACTAATGCGATACGTGATACCAAGCAGCATGTCGGAACACGCAGGGAAACCGGAAGTTGAAATTTGCATCTGGTGCAGCGGTCACCAGAAAGTAGTGGGCAACACGCCTTGTGGTAATGGGCGACATTTTTTCCAACTTTTTGTGGAGCTTGAAGACAATGCCTGATTACGAAATTGAAGCGCTCATAGAATCTGGTGCGCCGGAACTCGAAGTTGAACTAACCCGCAAGCGCAATGCCGCTCAACGTGCGTACAACGACCAAAAGCGTACCCACGAATCCACGGTGCGAGAAGCGATATGGGAAGCGGAACGCCGCATCAAGCATTTCTTCGACGGCATTTACGGTGCTGATCAGTTCCGTCTCTGGAAGGAACTTACCGAGATCGAATCCGCTTTGACCGCCGAGAAAGAGCGCATCGCCCTGGAAGGTGCGAATTCTCTCTATCCTCTCGGAACGAAGGTCACCCGGATGAAACGTGTGGGCCGTAGCTATCTCAGCAAAGAGGAACCCATCTACGGTGTGGTCGAAGCCGTTACCCGTGAGACTGTGATTCCCGAAAATCTGGCATCGTACAGCCGTCCAAGCGTAGGGAGCTTCATCGTGCGCCTGCTCAAGGGTGATGGCACACCGTCCAAAAAGTTTGAGAACCTGTACGACCACTGGAAGCCTGTTGATCCGACCGTCCAGAAGCGTGTGCGGGAAATGAAGGCGATTGAACTATGAAAATCTTCTGCGTCATCTATTACTCGGTCCTTCTGGCGGCGGTTCTGTTCTTTCACCAACTCCTGCACGGTTGGGGTCTCATCATCACGCTGACCATTGCATCGATTCCGCTTGCGGCCATCAACGAAACCGCTTACGACATCATGAGCAACCTCATCGATCTTCTCATCGAAATCGAATGGTGGGAAATGATCAGTGGTGCAATCAACAGCGCAAGCAGCGATGACAACTAATGGATATACCTCGTGAACGGGTACGGTTTCAGGCTGAAATCCTGAAAATCAATCTACTGATCTCATTGCTTGAAGAGCACCGGGCAGAATTTTGGGACGCTCTACCGGGTGGCGAATTCGTCACCCTACTCAACAAACTCAAAGAGAGACGTGAATTCTTCAGCGGCCAATATCAGCGCCACTCCTCTTAATTTGACATCTGTCAGTCCAGGCGTATGATACTAAATACGCTTCGTGGACTATCGCATCCGACAGAAAATCGAAAACTTAGTTCGTCTGGCAG